TGCGTTCAACATTGGGCGCAACCTGGGCATAGATGACGCCACGATCAACCTGCTGCTTAAAGGCCGCGCCGAAGTAGAAAAGTTGCTTGCCGCGCAAAAGGCATACAGCCAGGCGGACGCAGAAGCAGCACGCAAGGCAGCTGAGAACTGGGAGCAGGTAAAGGTCAACATTGAGCGAACCACGCAAGAGCTGGTTATTAAGCTGCTGCCGACGCTTGAAAAGCTAGCCAAGTCAATGGGGCATTTCGCGGAGGTCGCCGTCCCCGTTCTAACCATTGTGGTGGATCAGTTTGTAAAACTAGACGAAGTCACCGACGGCTGGGCGACAGCGCTTGGCCTTGCGCTAGTCACGCTTCGCCTGATCACCGGCCCTGGTATCATTGGCGGCTTAGGAAAACTTGCTGCGGGTATCGGTAAGCTTGGGGCTGTAGGTGCGGCCGGCGCTGTTGGATACGCTGCTGGTGGAGAGATTTACGAACGATTGCCGCGCGGCGCACAGGAAACCATTGGCGAATCCATAGCTAAGGCGCTGGCATTCTTTGGCAACGAAGAAGCGGCGCGCTCGGTCGCCATCAACAACGGCCAGCAAGGCACCGGGCGCACGCGGGCCGAAAGGAACAACAACCCCGGCAACTTGGAATATCGCGGCCAGGCTGGCGCGGTTCCCGAGCCTGGGTCTGGCCGCTTTGCCAAATTCAACACGCGGGCCGAGGGCGTTGCCGCTCTGGTCAAGCAACTGCAGCGCTACGGATCGCGCGGCCTGGATACGCTCGAAGAAATTATCAGCACCTATGCCCCGTCCAGCGAGAACAACACGCAGGCTTACATTGCGGCCCTGTCCAAGCGCTTGGGCGTTGGCGGCTCTGATCAGCTTGACTTGTCCGACGCGAACACCTTGGCACAGCTTGTGCGCGGCATCGGCACGCATGAGGCAGGCAGCAACTACCTGAGTGATCAGGACGTAATGAGCGGCCTGCAGATGGCCGGCGTTCGCGGCGGCGGTCATGGCGGTAACACGGTGTCTATTGGTGAGGTCAAAGTTTATACTCAGGCCACCGACGCCAATGGGATTTCCCGAGACATGAACGCCGCACTAATTCGCCAAGCTGACGTTGGTATGCGCTGATGGCTTCTATCCCCGGAGTGCCTAACCTGCTGCGCAACACCGCGCGCGCAATCGTGATCACCTTGATCGGTAATGCCGTAGGCGGCCTGTGGAAATTCTTGTTTCCGGGGCCGCAATGGGGCGTATTCCTGCCAGGCTCAGCCGATCCCGCCGTAGCGGTGAGCAGCGTTGTTGAGCTGGGCGCGTCAGGTCGCTCGGCCGTGTCTGATTACCCGCTGCAATCAGGCAGCTTTACCAGCTACAACAAAGTGCAAACGCCTGATTTGTACGGCATCCGCCTGACCAGCGACGGCGAAGAACAGTCGCGCGCCATATTCATGAGCTGGCTGGAAACCAACAAAAACCAGACGACTCTATTTGACATTGTCTGCCCGGAACGGCGCTGGCCAAATGCGACCCTGACCGATTACCGGATCATCCGCACATCCACATCGGGCGCGTCCATGATCACGGTTGACTGCGTGTTTCAGCAAATCCGAGACTTGCCCGCGACCTACAGCCGCAGAAACATCGCAGAGCCGGAGAATCAACCAAGCTCGCCAACTGCGCGGGTTAATGTGTCGCTTCTTGCGCCAGAATCAGCCGGGGGGCTAGTGTCATGGTAGTCACTGTTCCTTTGCGGGCAATTCCTTCGCAATCGGTCAACGTCATTTTGTCCGGGCAGCCGTGCATCATTTATCTGCGCGACATGGGCGGCCGGCAACACCTGAGCTTGAGCCTGAATGGCACGGTTATTTGCCGCAACGTGCTGCTGGTCAACCGCTCGGCCATCGTGCGCGCAGCTTACACCGGGTTTGTGGGCGACTTGGCCGCAATTGACACCCAGGGCGACGAAACGCCCGACTATACAGGATGGGGAACCCGATGGTTTCTAGCTTTCAACGACGCCGCATAAGGGTCACTTTCCAGCTTGCTGCAGGTACATTCCTGCGCGAGGGCGACCCTGATACCGTGGTGCTTGAGGATTACCGCACATCGGTGGACATAGACGCGCCTGGGGGCTATGAATTTTCCGTGTGCCGCCTGCGTATGTACGGGATCGAGCAGCAAACCATGGACCGCCTGTCCGTGATCAATTACCAAAACCTTGATTTTCTGCGCAACTCGGTGCGCGTTGAGGCCACCGACAACGAAGGCGAGTTTTCCACTATTTTCCTTGGCGAGATTTACCTTGCCCACCCGGACTACGCCGGAGCGCCAAACGTGGCGTTTGTGGCAGAAGCTCGCGCCGGCCTGATTGGCTCGCTTGCGCCCACCGCCGCCACGTCATTCCCCGGCGCGCAAAAGGTCAGCGTCATGATGGGCCAGCTTGCCCAAGAACTTGGCCTGACGCTGGAAAACAACGGGGTAGAGTCCACGCTGACCGATCAGTATTTGTCCGGCACCGCGTCGCAGAAAATCCAGAAAATTGCCGACGCCGCGAGAATCCAGTTTTGGTATGTGCCTGAGCAGGGCGTTTTGGCTATTGCCCCGCAAGGCGTTGCGCGTCAGGGCGACCCGATCAGTTACAACTTCACCAACGGCCTTGTTGGCTGGCCGACCAAGACGCACGTGGGCGTGATGTTCACCGCCCTGTTCAACCCGGCGATATTCCACGGCGCGCGCATCCTGTTGGAGTCGGACATTTCCGCATGCAACGGCGAGTGGTACATTGTGAGCATGTCGCACCGCCTAGACGGCGAAACACCGGGCGGCGCATGGTTTACACATTTTGTCGCAACCCCGCAAAATACGACAATTCTTCGGCGGTAATCAGGACAGGCGATGACGACCGATACCACGCAATACTACGGGCAGACCGACCCCAGCACCGGACAGGGCGACTGGAACCGCATGCGGTTCATGATGCAACAGCAAATGTTGAGCCTGAACACGTCCATGCCGGTGCAGGTCATTTCCGTGCAAGCCTCTGGCGTTTCGCCAGTTGGCTTTGTCAGCATTCAAGTTATGGCCAGCCAAGTGACCGGCGACGACCTCACTGTAGACCATGGCGTCATTCCGAACGTGCCATATTTCCGGCTGCAGGGCGGCACAGACGCGGTGATCATCGACCCCAAGGTGGGCGACATTGGCATGGCCTGCTTTTGCAGTCGGGACATTAGCGCAGTAAAGAACGCGCGCAAGCTTGCCCCTCCGGGTAGTCGGCGAGCATACGATTTCAGTGACGCCATGTACCTGGGCGGATTCCTAAACGGCACGCCGGTCCAGTACGTGCAATTCACTGACGAAGGGATTTTGGTGCACAGCCCCAATGCGGTTAAATTGGGCGACACACAAGAGGCGCTGCGCAAGCTTGTGGATGAACGCATGGTTGAGCTGTTCAACACGCACACCCACGGCTCGGGGCCGCCGCCCAATCAAGAAATGAGCGCGGAACAACTTACCGTAAAGACGGTGGCCAACTGATGAGGAGCATTTGATGAGCACCCTTTATCTTGACCCGGATACCTGGGATTTGACGCTGGATGCCACGCGCAGCATCGCCCTGGCCACCGCGCCTTATGAGCAGGCCCAATCAGTGGCGAACGCTTGCCGGCTGTGGCGTGGTGAAGCGCCGTTTAACACTGATCGCGGCATTCCGTATGAAACCCAAGTTCTTGGCCAACTGCCCCCGCAGCGCCAGCTGGCTGGGTGGTTTGAAGACGAAGCGTTGACCGTGCCTAAGGTTCAAAGCGCCACGGCGGTGCTACAATTTGCCAATCGCGCCCTGGCCGGGCAAATCCAATGCACGCTTGATGACGGTACGGTGGTGCCCCTGAATGTCTAGTAACGTACCTGCCCTGCAGATCACCCCGACTGGCGTAATTGCGCCCGAGGCCGTAACAATTCGCAACGGCGTTTTGGCCGATGAAAACATAGCGTTTGGCGGCGACCTCGATATTGTGACGCCGTCTACGCCGCAAGCGTTTTTAGCTGATCAGCTCACCACGAACATTCGCGATTCCAACGCGGCAATCACCTATTACGTGAGTCAGGTTGACCCCGCTACGGCAGAAGGCCGTATGCAAGATGCAATTGCCCGCATTTACTTCTTGGAGCGCAAAGGCGCAACGGCCAGCGTTGTGCAAGCGCTGTGCACCGGCCAGCCTGGCGCAACCCTGAATGCCGGCGCATTGGCTCAAGATGACGCCGGCAATCTGTGGGCATCGTCTGGCGCGGCATCCTATGGCGGCGGTGGCACTGCTACCGTGCAATTCGTTTGCCAAGCGCTCGGACCGATTGAGCTGGGCATTGGTGAGCTGACCAAAATTGCCCAAACATCGCCAGGCTGGGATGCCATTACCAACCTGGGAGCGGCCACTGTCGGCACCAACACAGAATCCCGAGCCAACTTCGAAGCGCGCCGACAAGAAAGCGTGGCCATTAATGCCAAAGGCACCCCGCCAGCCATCCGGGCCGCCGTGTTTTCCGTGCCCGGCGTGCTGGACGTGTTTGTTTACGACAATTTCACCAACGCCATTTTGCCTTACGGGGCAACCAGCTACCCGTTGGAACCTCACAGCGTTTACGTCGGCGCAATTGGTGGCGATGACCAAGCCGTAGCTGATGCCATTTGGAGCCGCAAGGATCTGGGTTGCGACATGAACGGCAACACGTCAGTGGTGGTGAATGACACCGTTGGCTACAGCTACCCCTACCCGTCTTACACCATGAAGTTTGAGAGGCCCGACGCGCTTTCGATCAAGTTTGCCGTTCAACTGGCCAACAACACGTCACTGCCTTCAAGCATTGTTGACCTGACCAAGGCCGCCATCATGGCCACGTTTACCGGCGCAAACGGGGCGCAACGTGCACGCATGGGCGGCATCATCTTTGCGTCAAACTACTACGCCGCCGTGGCTCAAATTGCGGCCAGCGTTTCCATTATCCAGATCAAAATTGGCACCTCTACCGCGTCACTTGACCAAATCGCCATTGGCATCGACCAAGCCCCGACCTTGGACATGGATGACATTTCGGTGACGCTGGTATGAGGCAGTATGCGGCTTCACCGGTCATTCAAAAGCTGGTAACAGACCGCACCAGCTATTTCCCCAATGACTGGCAAGACCAGTTTTATAACGTGGTGTGGAACGTCGATACCGCGCAGGGCTTCGGCCTTGACGTGTGGGGCCGCATAGTAGTTATTGGGCGCAACATCCAAGTGCCTGTTGACGGCTATTTTGGGTTTAGCGGTACGCCGCAGACCTGGGGTGCGTTTGGCGAAGAAAGCTTTTTTGGCGGACCAGCCGCCACATCGACTTTCACCCTTGCAGACCCCGCCTATCGCGTGCTGATCCTGACCAAAGCGTTGTCCAACATTGCCCGCGTGGACGCCAGATCGCTCAACAAGGTGTTGCAGCAATTATTCCCCGGCCGTGGTCGAGCATGGGCAAGCGATCTTGGCGGCATGGCCATGCGCGTGACGTTTGAATTTGCGCTTGAACCATGGGAGTTTGCCGTTCTCACAAACGGTGGCGTATTTCCACGACCGGCCGGAGTTGGTGTTAAACTCGCACAAATACCCGTTGACACGTTCGGCTTTGCCGAGGCTGGCGACGCAGAACCTTTCAACCAAGGCACATTCCTAAACCTGGGAGCAGTATCAGATGCCAATTAGCGCACCAGACAAAATCATTACGCCGTGGGCCACCTCCGGGCTTAAGACGACCATCCCCGAAGCTGCAGACCCAATTAACGGTCGCGCTGGTTTTGATCAGGGCTTCCCGGCCATCAACTTGACGCCAAAGACGGCGGGCGGCATTCCTCCGTTCGGCCAGGATTTCAACGGCATTTTCTTTGACGTGACCCAGGCGCTGCAGTTTATGCAGGCGGGCGGGACTTTCCCTTACGATAGCGCATGGGCTGCCGCAGTCGGCGGCTATCCTGCTGGCGCATTGGTAAGCCGCACAGACAATCAAGGGCTGTGGCGTAACACCGTTGCGAACAACCTGACCAACCCAGAAGCGGGCGGCGCAGGCTGGCAGCCAGAAGGCAGCGGCCTAACATCCGTCGCCATGACAAGCACCAACGTCACTTTGACCGCCTTGCAAGCCGCGCGGGAAATCATTGTTATAACCGGCACGCTGACTGCCAATTTGCAATTGATTTTCCCGGCGTACGTCAAACAATGGCAAGTCATCAACGAAACTGCTGGCTCCTTTACCGTAAATTGCAAAACCGCTGCCGGGTCTGGTGTTTCTTTGCGAGGAGGGCAAATTGCCACCATTGTCGGCGATGGCTCCGACATTACAGGAATGGATTTTTCGTCGGTGATTGCGTCTGCCGGTTGGCAGCGATTTCCTAGCGGTCTGATTCTGCAGTGGGGGACTGTGGCACCTCTACCGCAGGGCGGTTCATTGACTTTTACATACCCGCTCGCACTGCCGAACGCAGTTTTTCAAGTCATTGCTTCCAGCATGTCAAGCGGAAACAACACTTTTGGATATACGGTTTCAAGCTTTGCGCAAACTTTATCCAACGTTGGAATTAGTAACAATTCCGCAACGTCAGGCGTTGCTACTGCACGCATTTTAGTAATCGGACATTAAGGGGGGG